TGACGAATGGCCTTACCATTACTAATCCAAATCACATACGCAGCAGCCTTAGCCTCATCATCCCACTCAACACGCTTATTAGCCACGCTTTACCGCCTGTTCCTGAACAGCAGCAGCCATCTTCTGATCATTCTCAGTCTGATTCTGCTGAATCTTTTGCAAGAAATCCAACTGAGCCTGATCCATAGCACCACCAGCACCCTCAGTCGAATTTGGCTTATCCTTATTATCAATAACAACCGTATCAATCGGCGGCTCAAGCATATTATCCGGAGTAAGATCACGAAGACCACTAGACTGAAGAATCTTAGACCCAACCGTCGGACCAACAGCACCACGCAACTGAAGACTAACCTTCGGAGGCTGACCAGAACCCAACTGAGACAACTGAAGTTTACGATCCAACGTCAACTCATAATGCTTATAAAAATGCGCCCTAACCTCAGACGGCATAGCCTCAAACTCTGGACTCTTCATATACGCCGCATGAACCTCCAAATGAGTATCAAGATTCTCATACAACAAAGGCTGCAAACCAGCCTCAACACTCTGCTGCAACAATTGTGGATCAACCTGCCCACCCTGCTGCATCATACTCTGCATAAGATCCTGCTGCGCCTGCTGCGCAGCCTGCTCATTCGTAATACCACCATCCATAAGCACATCATGCTCACGCATAGCCTGCTCCTCATCCGCCTCATACTGCGCCTGAACACCCTTAAAATCAGCCATATCCATATACTTATACGCACGAGCAGGACTAAGAATACCCATCTGAAGCATCTGCATAACACGCGCCTGACGACCCGCACGAGTACGCGGCAAACCAGAACCAGCCTCAACACGAACCTGAACACCCTGAATAAGATCAGCATCCTCAAAACGCTCAATACGAGGCTTAGAACCAGAACCACTAATAATCATCATACGCGGCTCATTATAATACTTCTGAGCCAACTGAAGCATAAGATTACCAGCCCGCTCCAAACTCTTCTCCATAAGAATAATCTGAGGCGCAAGACGATCCGTAGCCGCCTCCTGAAGAAGATCAATAGCAACACCCGCCTCAACATTAGGCGGAACACTACCCTGAATAATCTCATTCAAACCAAACGCATCCTTCAAACGATCACCAAGATCACGCAAATGCTCAATAACATAAGGCGGCAACGAAGGAATCGGAATAGCCTCAGGCACCTTACCAGCAACCGGATTATACTCAAAAATAGCACCCGGCTCATCAGTAATACGCTGACGCAAAGAACCAACCGGAGCCAACATCTGAGGCTTCAACGTAAGATTCTTATACTCAATAATCTGCGAAACAGTACGATTTAACTCCTTCTGAAGCGGAATAGCATTCTCAACAATACTAAAATCCCACAACTGACCCGGAATACGAAGCCCCGGAAACTTAACCAAAGGCAACTCCAAAAACGGAAAAGGCCAAACCGACTCATACAAAACAATACTAGGATTCTTAGTAAACACAACAAAACGACCATCAGGATACTTAGAATCAGGAAGAAAATACCCATAATACATAATACGCACATTCTCTTCCGTCTTAGCCTCAAGATTACCAAACGCACCCGGCAAAGACTCATCAGGATAACGATTAACAGCATTAGGCTTCAACTTAACACCATAACGCTCAAAAATCTCTTCAGGAGTCATAGGATGCGAACAAATAGCCCACTTACAATCCTCAAAAACCTGAGCACCATCATCCAACAAAACATCAAACGGCGAAACAACATCAACCTTAATCTCACCCTGATAAACACGCTTCTGCACCTCAGACGCAGACACACCCGCCTGCTCCAAATTATGCAAATAAAAATGCTGCACAAGAGGATCAACAATAGGCTGACCATTAGGATCAAGAGTAACCTTCATACCCGGACCAGACTTATCATCCCAAGTAATCTTCCAAAAACCATTACCACAAAGAATAGCCCACATCATAGCCTCTTCGCGCTTCTCACTCAAATGAAACTTATCCCACCAATACTCCAACAAATCCTCAGCAACCTTCGAAGCCTTCTGAGCCTCAAAACCATTCTGACCCGGAGTAGCATAAAACTGGGGCTTAGACTTAATAAGACGAGCAAGAAGATTCTGCGTCAAAGGAGCAATCTGATTAACAACAAGACGCACACGATAACGCGGCTTATCACCCTCATCCGTAGGAAGCGACTCAATACGACGCGACTTACGATTATAAAACACATACTGACGACCCTTATAAAACGACATATTCAACTTCCACTGCCGCTCCATCAACTGACGCTGACGAGTCAAATCATCAACCTTCTTCACAAGTTTGACAGCACTAGGGAACCCTTGTGGGGCATCATCACCAATACTAGGATTAGACTCCTTATTATACTCGTCCACTAAACGCCCCCTTACATGAATTCAATATCCGTTGGAACCAAACCAGTATCCTCCAACAATTTCTTATACTCACCCGGACTAACAAGACCCTGATTTAAAGCCCAATCAAGATCCTGCTCATCCTCATTTACCCTTAGTTGTCCGGTTGGAACGTCTAGAAACGGTTGTGCTCCCTCCAGCCTCAACCTCTCCAACCTCAACCTCTCCGTCTCCAACTCCAACATCTTGTCCGTCCACAACTTCTGCATCGTCAGAATTTCCTGCATCACGCTTAGTAACAACGTATCCTGCTTGCTCTGCCAACCAAACAATTGTAGACTCCTTAACAACTCGTGTACGCCCATTAGAAGAATGCGGCGCATTAATATTATAACAACCCGTATTAAAAACAATATCATGCGGAAAAATACGATCACCAGTAATCGCATCAGCCCGATTATCACCAGAACGAATAAAACCACTCATATTACCACATACTCCCCATCATCTCATCAATAAAACGATCTTCTTTTTTAACATTACTAGGACGATCATTAAGCACCCAATCAGGCAACCCACCCAAATTAGGAGCCTGCGGATTAGAAAACGAAGACAAATCACCCAACAACGCACCAGCAGTACGCAAAGCAATCTCCATACTATCCAAACAGTCATCCTTAGGCTTCTGCTGAGCAGAATCATAATCAACCCACTCCTGAATAAAATCAGCATTATCCTTCTTAATCTTAACCTTACCAATCCTAAACAAAGGACTCATAGCAAGAATACGCTCCCACTTCTTACCCTTAGCAAACATAGGAACAACCGGCGGCATTGACTGCAGCCTTTCAGTCTGCTGCACAAGTGCCGCCTGATAAGCATTAGACTCAATGCCAATAATTTCGGGTTTATGCTTAATATAATACTCTTCAATTTTGAGTAATTGTTCTGCAAAAGGAATTCGCGCCGCGTATTGCTCTAGTAGGAACACTTCGTTAGAGTCAGCCACCCCAATAATTGTGATTACAAACCTGTCAGCGTTTGCGCTGAGGCTAATCGCAGGGTCCACTCCCATGTATTTACGCAATTTAAGCGGTTTTCCTTCATCAGTGATAAGATCCTCATTAGTGTAGTAGTGTAGCCAGTCTCCGGCTAGGTCTTTGCCTGCCATACTGTCAAAACTCGCCATATACTCTTGTGCGAAAAGCAGCGGATGATACCGTGACTTCACATACTCCCACTCTTCCTTCCGGAAGTAAGGATTATCAATACTTCGATACTCTACGCGACTATTATTCTTGTCGTTGCGAGCATCTTCACTAAAAAACTCTTCATAAAACCAGTTTTTCTGGTTTGGTGTGGTGGTTGTGATAAGTAAACCTTGTTTATCGGAGAGGGAAGGGCGAATAACTCCCCAAGCCTCATCATTCTTGATAAACGCTGCCTCATCCATCCATAGAATATCAAGACCAGCACCACGCAATGATTGGGGATCTTCGGCGGATTTGAATTCTACAAGACTACCATTAGCAAATTCGAATCGAAGACCACCCTTATTCTCTTTTACCTCTTTACCAATCGTAAGTCCCGCCTTAATGCAACAATCACGGAACGTTAAATACGATGGACGACCCACCTTATACGAGGCAGAAAGCGCCCAACACCATAAAGGCTGGTCGCTCTTACGTCCATGCGCATCCAGATGGAATTGTTCTGGATGCAAACAATAAAAAAGTACTTCCCAAGCAGCAGAAAGAGTCTTTCCACCACGCCGCCCCGCTACCAAGTGCCTGAAACGAGTCAGTTTAGCACCATTCTTGTCCGTATGAAACAAGACTTGATAATAATGAGGCGCATAACCCTTAGAAATAAACCAACCAACCTTTTCCGGATACTCAAGAATAGTATTCTCTAACGCTTTAGCAGTAATTTTCTCATTACTATACGAATAATTACCCACAACTACTCCTTAATGTGGACGATGCTCCGCACACTTAGGACATTTAGAATAAAAAGCCTTATTCTCAAGATTACACTTATGACAATACCAAGGCTCTTTCCGCGTTTCCTTAACAATACGACGCGGCTGAACATTACTACCAAACATCTAAAACACCTCTTTTAAGATACAGGACCAAGCCAAACAGCAGAAAGAACTGGAGCACCACTACCACCACCATTAATAGTCAAAGCACTACCAGAATACTGAAGCACACTAAGTTCAAAATAATCCGTAGTAGACGCTGCATTAATAATAGTACTCAAATTCTGAAACGTATTAGCATTATTTGTAGTAACAGCCATCTCAGAAGTACTAGCAATAATATTACCATTCTTCTTCAAATACACAATACGACGACCAGTAGCATTAACAGGCCAATTAATAGCACCCTGCACAAGATAAATACCCGTCGTAGTAGCCGTAATACGAGAAGGATTCGAATTAGGATCATGCATACTCGCCGTATCAAACACCTCATCGCCAGTACCAGCAAAATTAATAGTAGTATCAAAAGAATCAGAAATAGTAGAATCAGCCTGCTTATACAACCTACAAGCAGGAATAGTACCAAACTTAGCAGTAGTAACACTACCACTCGTCAAATCACCAGCAACAACACTATTAGACAACGCTAACTTAGAATAAGCAATAGCAGCACCAGTAGCAACATCCGCATTAGTAATCCACAAACCAGCATTCATAGAAGACAAAAACGTATTAAAACCAGCCATACTATCACGCAAAGAATTAAAAGAAGAAGCAGCAGCACCCTGACCAGCCACAACACCACCCAAACCAGCAGCCCCCGCAATCAACGGCAAATTCGAAGACAACGTACTATAACCCGCCAAAGAACTAATCGGCACAATCACCACCCCTTAAAAAAATAAAAAAAAAATAACCCCACACCAATAATAACGAACCAAACACACAAAACCAGACACCAAAAACACAAACTTAACAAAACCTTAATAAAATAACACACAAACAAGCCAAAACCAAAACGTACCAAAAATATAAACACTACAATTATCATATAAATGGGGAGTCATAACGGGGAATCATAAACTAGGTATTATATACCTAGTTTATCGAATAAAAGTTTGTTTGCCATTAGCCTAAGAGGCTAACATTTTACTTCCAAAGGAAGTAATATATATATATACTAAAGAGACTTTAGTATATATAATCAGCCAATCATCCTAGAATCTACGATTCTACACTCTACTTACAAAGTAAGTAGACTACACTCTACTATGTAGAGTGGTTTATTGGCTAAAGTATACACTATAAACCTAATAGAATATTAGGTTTAGAGTGTGTGTT